GCTGGGCCTGACTGGGGAGGTGAGAGACGTTACGCTCATAGAGGGTGAGGAGATTCATGCGATTGTCATTGGCTGCATTTTTGTTGCGCTGTCAGTATTACTGAGGATGACACCCGCCCCGCTGAAGGCAAGGCGCATTGAAGTTTCGGCGGCACAACTAGAATTTGCGTCTAATTTCAATGATTGGGAAATATATAATCACGCGGCTCACGACCTGCTGTATTCAGACAACCAACTGAGCAGTGACGCTAAGAGCATAAAGATATCGACGTTAAGGATTGAACTAGCCTTGGCGCAAGGGTTGCTAGAGAGCAAAACGAAGGATGGTAAGCGATACATCCGCTACATAAGACCAAAAGATGGGAGTTATTAAATGAAGTCACCAACAGATAGGAGCGGAAGCGTTGGCGGTCGGAGATCGAAGACCGGCAACGACATGACCGCTGGAAATTCTGTGACACGACCCGGCAAGCGCCGCTCGTTCCAGAGTTCACGGACAGAGGCCGTGGCGAAAGAGTCCACACGCTTTGAGAAAAACCAAATTCACAGTGGTCGTAAAGACTCACTCCACCGGGGTTGATATGGATAAGCAACTGATTGACGACATTTTGAAGGCAAGCGGGTCCAGGCGAGAGTCTGTCATGGCTGCACTACATAAGCATGATGCTTTTTCGCCCGAAACAAAACCGATCAAGCCGAAAAAGAAGAAAGCCAAAGAGTAAATCATGAAACAACTTGTTAACGCCCTAGAGTCGATGATCGTTGAGTCCCAGGCCGCAACCTCTGAAACGAGTTCGCAGCGCGAGACCAACCACCGCATGTATTCGCTCCAGCCTATCGGGAACGAGATACCGGGTCGGAGTCAATACATCTCTCCTGATGTACTGGACTCTGTTGAGTCTAAGAAAGCGTTATTTGCTGAGACTTTTTTCAGTGGCAGACAGGTGATCCGTTTCTCGGGCGAGGACAAGCAGGAGTCCGAGAAGAAGACCGCCTACGTTGAGATGCAGCTTGACCGCAACAACGTCTACCAGTTGTTTCGAGATGGCTGGCACGATGCGTTTGTCGCTAAGAAAATGACCGTGGTTGCTGAGTGGCTAGAGGATACAGAGGACGTTGTAGTCAGTCTTGATAGTGCGTCACAGATGGCGGTGATGCAGATCCTCTCCGAGTTGACGGAGGAGAATGGCGAGATAATCAATGTTGACGTATCTGGGCTACAGCAGGTTGGTCAGGACGCATCTGGGGTGCTCTCGACAGGGAATATGACTGTCCAGTTTGATCGGGGAAGGGTTGACCTGACCCTGGTCCAACCGGAGCGGTGCTACCGGGATCCTGCGGCGACCTACGTCACAGACGGGCAGTGGTTTACCTATGAGCTTGAGATTGCCCGGGGTGATCTGATCAAGCGCGGCGTCAGTGAGGACCAGGTCGAGAAGCTGACCAATGAGTACAGGTTCGGTCAGAGTGACGAGGATAATGCGCGTAAGGCTCATGACTCAAGCTGGACACGGCGACGACAGGCTAAACGGGCAGACGAGCAGACGCTGGTCACCGCATACGTGACCTACGCATGGCTGGACATGGACGACTACGGCGACGAGTATCGGACCGAGGGCGACGACAAAGAAGATGGCTATGGCCTGTACAGGATCATGTGGGCGAATGGCGAGTGCCTAGAGGATGAGAATGGCAAGATGCTCATCAAGGAAGTCGCTGAGATACCCGTCTTTGAATGGACAGAATACAAGATATCTCACGCCGAGACCGGGATGTCTGACGCTGACCTCACCAGCCACACACAGAAGGTTCAGAGCACGTTAAAGCGGTTGATCATAGACAACCAGCAGATGCGTAACACGACACGCTACGAGGCCACGGTTGGCTCTGTGAAGAACCCCAGAGAGTTGATTGACAATAACATTGGTGGGACGGTATGGACCCAACGACCCGGCTCTATCGTTCCTCTGGCGACCCCTGAGCTATCGCCCCTATCGTTGGCAATTGTGCAGATGCTCGACCAGGACAAGGACGCCAGGTCCGGTGTATCAGCCCTGAGCAAGGGACTGAACATGGGCGCGGTGACCAACCAGAATGCGTCTGACATGATCGAACGGCTGACTAACGCAGGTCAGCGCCGAGTCATACGTGCGGCGAGAGACTTCGCGCAAACATTCATGATCCCGTTGTGCCAGTACATCTACAAGCTGGGCGCCAGGAATGATCAGCGAACCCACAGCCGTGAGGTGGCGGGGAAGTATGAGCAGATTAAGCCAGCCGGGTGGCCCGACATGGACGTTGATATGGACATCTCTGTCGCACTCACGCCAGACGAGCGTGAGAGGCATGGACAAGCCCTGTTAGCGGTTTATCAGTTCCAGCTCCAAGACCCTGACCTGAAGCTAGGATTCGGTTACGCGCAGAAACACGCGCTGCTGGACGACATATACGACTGCCTGGGTGTACCTGACTCAAGCACTTACCTGCTGCGCCCAGATTCGCCTGAATACGAGCAGAAACAGAAATTCCAAGCGAAGCAGATGCAGGACCACCAGCAGCAGCAGCAGATGCAGCAGCAGATGCAGCAAGCGATGGTGCAGAAGCAACAGCAGCTTGAGATGGACCGCTACCAGTTCGATCAGTGGCTCAGAAAGTCAGCGGATGGTCGCTCATGGGGTGAGCTAGAGATCGCTAAGGCTAAGGCCGAGGTCGATGCCAGGGACACGGTCGCTGACAACATCAGAGAAGACGAGAAGCTGTCCTGGGAGATTGCTAAGGGGACAGCGGAGATAAATATCGAGGACGAACAGAAGAGGGGCGTCAGCATTGATTAGAGAAAAGTTATCCAGGTTGCCTGATCCAACAAAGATCGACAACCCCGTACTGCGTCGAGTGATCGAGAGGAGGATCCAGAATGACCCAGCAACCAAAGAACGGCGAAAGAAAGAGTTCGCGAAGGCTCATCTTCGAGGAAGAGCCGATATCGAAGCAGGAGTTAATCAACCAGGGGGAGTCAGCGGCACAGATGCTGAACAACCCGGTGTACAACCTGAGTCATCGGTCAGCGGTGACGGCAATCCAGGACGAGTGGATGCAAACAAGCCCGCACGAAAAAGAAAAAAGAGAGGGGCTGTATCAAGAGATGAGGGCGCTCAGTCGAGTCTCGTTGGTATTTATGGAAATGGTTAACGAGGCTACCGCACTAAGCGACGAGGATCTTAACCAGGAACGCAGTAACGAACTGTATCAGTAACAGTATTTCAGACACATCAAGAGGAGTGTAAGATGTCAGAACAACAATCGGAACAATCCCCCGCCGGGGACTCTGAGAAAAGTTTCTTTGAACGGAAACGTGAGGATCTAGCTAACGAGCGTGGTGTCATCAATGACGATCCACCGCTAATCCCCGAAACAGTCGAACTCGGTCAAGCTGACGAGGACGCGCACCAACCTGACTCTCAATTGGTTGATGACCCCGAAGACCAGACGGTTGACGAGGTATCTGACGACCAACTTGACGACACAGAAGTGGACCTTGACGACGATGCCGAGGGTGCAGAAGTTCTGAGTGAAGACGCAGAACACTGGAAGGCACAGGCTGAAGAAGCCGAGAACCTGCGAAGTGAGATGCAGGGAGATTACACCCGAAAAACGCAAGTCCTAGCACAACAACGTAAGCAACTTGAATCAGACGCAGCATTGAATTCTGGGGTTCTCCAGACATACGTGAACAACGCAGAGCAGTACCTGTCTCGTTGGTCAAACGTAAACTGGCAACAACTTCAGCAGACATTAGATCCGGCCCAATACCAACAGAGAGTTTCTGAGTATCGGCAAGCGGTGGCGTTAAAAGACAAGGCATTGGGGCAGCATCAGGGATTCGTTAGCCAGGCATCAGAGATGCTTGAACGGCAGAAGACCAGCGAGGCTGAACTATCGAGAGATATCCTGAAAGGGACGATACCGGGTTGGGGCAATGAGCTATACGGGCAGTTGGCAGAACATGCGACCAAGGAACTGGAACTGACTTCGGACGAGTTTAGCGACATCACTGATCACCGAATAATTCGGCTGATTTATAAAGACTTCGCTAGTCGAGATCCAAAGAGGCTCCAGAATATTCGTAAGAAAAGTTCGCGCACTAAATCTCAGACTCGCAACGTACAACGGCGTAGCTCCGAGGGGAAGTTTAGGACAGCGAAGCAAGACCATCAGGAGAGACCTGGTGACCGCAACGCTTCTGTTAACTACTTCAGAGAGAAACTCCAACGAGAACGGGAAGGTGGGCAAAATCGGAGATAAAAGCTCATGGCTTTCGGAACGTATACACAGTTAAGACAGAAGGAAGATGTTGAAGATAGCATCTATGTAATTTCACCCGTTGATAATCCCGTTGCTAGTATGTCACGCACACTTCGTGCGACAGGCAAGCTGCACGAGTGGACCAGCGATGTACTGCAGGCGGCAGGTGTTAACGCCGCATTGGAAGGGGCTGACGCTCCTGCTGACAGTTCGGCTGCAGTGACTGAGTTGCAAAACTATTGTCAGATAATGACAAAAGCGGCTCAAATTACTGGGACACTCGAAACCGTAGATAAGTACGGCAGAGATTCAGAAATGGCCTACCAGCTTGAACTTCGTTATGGCGAGATGGCTAACGACGAAGAGATGGCGATTGTCGGCGCACCAGGCGGTGCTCGTCAGGTTGCTGCTGCTGGTGCTGTTGGTGTCGCTCGTAAGATGGCGTCACTACAGAGTCAGCTTGACGCTAGTGTGATCAAGTACGCTACTGCTAACCGTTTGGTTGGTGGTGTGGCTATCACAACAGTGGCGCAGCTTGAGCAGTGTTTGCTTGACGCTCACCTGGCAACGTATGAGGCGGGTGGTAACCCATCCTACCTGTTTACGAATCCGGCTACCGCTGGTTACATCAGTTCATTCGCTTACCAGAGTGGTAGGACGCGTGATCTGCGTAACGAGAAGACTTTCATGAATGTCATTGACCTTTATGTAAGTTACTACGGAGAGTTGGATGTAGTTCTCGACAGAAACCAGGACGTTACGACGAACTGCTACCTGTTGTTGGACTTCGATTATCTCGCGACACCAGTGCTGCGGCCTACGGTTGATTACCCAACCGCCAAGACCGGCGATGCTGAGAATCGTCAGATAATTCGTGAATCAACCTTCGCTGTCTTGAACACCAAGGCGCATGCGATGGTAGACGCGATCCCGACTGGCTTAACGTAAGCCAAACTGAGGGGGTGGAAACGCCCCCTTTTTTAATTTGTTGGAGTATGTATGGAAGTTCGGCTCACTAAATCTGTTGGGGATTACTGTCGTGGTTTCGCGACTGAGGACGGTAAAAATTACAGGGTTGAGCGGCAAGAGACTGCGCCGACACTTGACCACGTTAGATTCCTGAATGATAAGGTTAACTCTGCGCCCAAGTCTGGGAACCAGAATGAGTGGTCCTACATTGGATCCATCCCAAAACTGGTGCTGTCAGATTGGCTCAAAAAGAATCACTACACCTGGGATCAGTACGCCAGGAATGAAGACTTCGCCAAGGAAAAGTTTCTCAAGTGGATGCGCTCAGAGGCGCCTAAGTTGCTTGCGCCAAAAAAGAAGGCATCACAAATATTAATGCCGAGGTAACACGATGGCTATCGTTTCAGACATTGGCACTTTAAAGACAGAAATAGGCGCGTACCTGTACGACAGGACCGACCTCACGGCGCAGATACCTAACTTTATCAGCATGGCGCAGAAGCGTCTGTTCAGGGTGCTACAGTGCCGAGAGAATGAGGCGCAGATTGCTGGCACTATCTCGGGAAACGCGTACACGGTACCGGCTAACTATGAGTCCTTGCGATATCTGCTGGTAAACGACACTCCCCTGGAGAGCATCACCGAGAGGGATCTTCGGACCCGGTTGAATGACCGACCCGCGGTTGGAGAGCCTAACGCCTTCGCGAGGATACAGACCCAGTGGCTGTTCCATCCTCCTGCTGATGCTGCCTACTCGATAAACCTCTACTACTACGCAGACCTATCGAGTGACGTTACTGACGACACCGCGACCAACCTGGTCCTGACGGCTTACCCTGACCTGTATCTCTGGGGGTCTCTGCTAATGGCGGCGCCATTCCTCAATGAGGATGACCGTATCGGCACCTGGAAGGGGTTGCTTGATGACACCATGAACACGATCAGTGAGCGTAACTTTGACGAGGAATATTCAGGCTCTAACCTAACCGTATCGAGCGTGTACTAATGGGACTTGAGACCGGCACATACATTAGTGATTTTGTGATCACGAATCCTCCTGACAGCGACCCTGCGACTCAGTTGGATGATCACATCAGGCTGGTGAAGAGTTTTGTCACGGCTACGTTCCCTGGATCGCTGGGGGATACTTACAGCGGCCCGGTCACCGCGACCAGTTCTGAAATAGATTCCTGGGACGCGAGGCTGACATCCCTTGAGGCGCAACCAACGACACTGGCAAGCCCGAAGTCTGGCATGGTCACGATGAGCGCGAATCAAACTTACTCTGTGACCGGGTTGGGGTTCCAGCCAAATCACATTGTGGCTTACTGCGTTGATTATTGGTCAAACATAACGAGTAGTTGGCACACGCTTGGCGTTACTAGTTGGTCAGCGTCTGATGATGACAAATTGCTCTCGGTGGATGCTCTTGGCGTGGCAGACACGTTGAGCACGACCACCACCTTAGTCGATATGTTTATCGCTACGGCTTTCGCTACGGCTTTGGGGGGGTTAACCACGACAGAGGTCGTCATAGGTAACGTGGGATCAGACGGGTTCGACCTGTCATTTGCTAAATTTGGTTCGGGGGCCAGAGTCATGTACCTGGCGTTTCAGTAATGGGATTAAATAACGCAAATTATATTGACGGGTTAAACCCCAACGACCCTGCGTACAACGACCTGGTCGCGAACGCAGCTAGTCACGTTCGAGCCATTAAGCGATCCATGAAGCAGACGCTCCCTGGAATAACTGGGGCGGTAACTGCCGGGCCTACCGTGATTAACGCGATAGAGGCGAGGATAGCCGCGCTAGAGGCTTCAACGCTAACGACCACACCAATGGCGTCCGGTCGCGACACACTGACTGGTGCCGGGGTTCTTACCGTGAGCACTCTATCGTTTCAGCCATCGTTGCTGATGGTGATGGCCGGGAAGGAGGGTTCTGGGGCGAATTCCCAAGCGACAATGTCGTTCGGGTTTACTGATGGAACGAATCACCACTGCCACACGCACAAGATCATCTACAACGCCACGCCGGGTGTTATGACTGTCGGTAACTCGATATACACTGACAGAGTCGCCCAGGTAGACGCCTACGGGTCATCTGCAACGATTGTATACACATCCTTTACGGCTACCGGCTTTACCCTGACGCAATCGGGTAGCACCCCTGCCAGCACAATCACATGGACGGCGTGGAAATGATATGTCGTTAGATCCAGCAGAGCACTTAGCCGACCTAGACCCAACCCAGCCCCCGGCGGCTGATCCAGCTTCACAGGCTGACGACCATCTGAGGGCGATTAAGAAGGCAATAGCGCAGACGTTTCCTAATGGGTTTGACAGCGGCATGTCTGTCACACAGGCGCTGTTAAACGGCTTTAACGCCAGAGTTGCTGCGCTAGAGGCGATACCGACCCCGACATCAACCACGCCTGTTGTAGGCTCGATGACAATATCCAGTGCTGCTGATCATGCGGTGACGGGGGTTGGGTTTCAGCCAGCGGTGGTGATGTTTTTCGCCTACGGTACAGGGGGGACACTCTCGTCCCAGACGCAAATATCCGTTGGAATCTCTGGCGCCGGGGTGCTCATTTCGGGTCACGCTGGCTCTGGCAACGGCGGGTACGAGGGATTCGCGACTGGAGACACGACCGAGGACGCTTATGTTTTGATGCAGGGCGGTGCCCATAATATATCTGTCTTCGGAAGAGGCTCTGTTAAGTCGTTAGATGCTGATGGGTTTACGATTACTGAGACAGTTGGCACAAGAACCGCAAATATTATCTGGGTGGCATTCAAATGAATAACACGATACCGCTGCGACAGATTGGTCTTGCGGGCCAGATAAAGGACATCTCTAATTCGGACATACCTGTTACTGGCGTCAGGTCGGCGAGGTCATGCCGCATCGAGGACCAGGCGCTCAGATCATTTTCAGACGCCGAGATATTCCTGGATACTGTGGCTGGTCAGACGTACCTGTTCAGCCACCCGTATTGGAGGGCGTCCGGTGACGGTTGGATAGTTGTATCCGAGGTCACTTCGCCCTCATCGATCAAGGTTGAATTCGTCACTTCAGCGGGGGGCAGGACTGATATTTCACCACTGGCTACGCTCGACGTTAACGCGACAGAATGGTACGCGGTGCAGTTGGGTGAGTGGTTCATCCTGACCAACAATGGCGCGGTTGATAATCCCCAGTGGACAGATACTGCGCTAACTCAAATGGTCAACATGGCGGGCTGGCCCACTAATTACAAGGCAAGCGTGATCGAGGTGTACAAGAACTTCCTGTTTGCGGTGGGCATCACAAAGACGGGCGCACCGGCATCCGAAGAGAGCAGGATGATAAAGTGGTCAAATCCATTTGCTGCAGGAGATACCACCACGTACTGGGACCACACCGACCCGACGATCCTGGCGGGTGAGACACTGCTGGCAGAGCCAGGTCGAGCATTAACGGCGTTGCAGCCGTTTCGCGACAGCTTGATGGTGTTCTTTGACCGCAGAACCTGGAGAGCAGACTACGTTGGTGGACAGTTTGTGTTCAACTTCCAGCAGGTGTTCTCTGATGATGGTTGTGTTGGCCCTCAGAGCCACGTAGCGACCCAGGACGGGGCTATCGTATTCGGGCACCGTGATATCTACATCCATGACGGATCAACTAAGAAGTCTCTCACAGACCTTAGAATGACCAGATACATCTATGAGTCTGCGGATCTAAGTTTCTCCCCGGTCGGAGTATGGCACCCAAAAAGAAACGAGATAATGTTCCTTTGTCGGACGTATTCAAGCGGCGAGGGTAATTTATTCTTTATCGCGAATACTGTTCATGAGTATGCCTGGACAGAGGTCGTCGCTGAGTTAAACGGCAACGGTGTTCTGACACACATATCAGTTGGCCCAAGGCCCGCTACCGGGTCGATTGCCTACTCTGACTGGACCACAGAGGCGTATGACGAATTCGGTGACGCGACCTACTCCAGCCTGAGTGGTCAGGATGAGACTGTTACGATGCTTGGAACGTCAGTTAGTCAGAATGTTATCTGGAACATGGACTATTCTGGGGCAACTAATCCGGTCACCATATTCAGGCGTGACGCATTGATTGAGCACCGAGCCATTGACCTTGATGAGCTAGGCATGGGCGCCAATAAGATTATCTACCTAAACAGGATCCTGCCTCAGATGTCTGGGGCTGGTGTCGTCAAGTTTACACTGGGAACACACGCGACCCCTGCCGGGTCTATAACGTGGAAGCCTCCAGTGACTTATGACCTGGATGATGACACAGATTACGCGGTTGATATTAGGGCCGCTGGTAGGTATTTGGCCTACAGGATAGAGCCTAACGACCCCGCTCTACCTGCGCTGTTCAGCCTCTCAGGGATGGACCTTGAAGTATCAACGCCGAGGGGCAAGAGATGACCGACAGACTTGACAACTATCAGACGTTTACGCCGGTCGCGCAACCCGACCAGCCGTCATGGATGAACAGCTATTTTCAGATTATCGCGGAATCTTTTAATCGAATCAGGAACACGTTTGTTTTTGAGCCAGTTAACACTGAACCCGCTCGTAAGTATGACGGGCTGACTGTTTTCGCGGACGGCACAAGCTGGAACCCAGGCGCTGGCCGGGGAATTTATTATTGGGATTCAACATCGGGCGCCACTGGTGCCTGGTTGAAACTTTAGGAGCAGGACATGGGTATTTTTGACAGAGTAAAGACCGAAGAAGAGCAGCGTGACCCCTGGGCGCCCACGCTCGACCCGTTGCTCCAGCATACAAACATGCTAAACAACCAAGACCCTTGGACTAGCTATCAAGGTGACTGGGTCTCTGACATGAACAGAACCCAGACCGGGGCGCTGGATAACATCACAAACTACGGTAACCGTCAGGCCCAGTGGTACGGTCAGCGAATGCAGAATACTGGCCGTGAGATGATGGACAACGGTCAGAACGCTCAGAATTACTTCAATAACGCATTGAACTGGGGAGCGATTCAGAACAACGGACCTGACATGGAGATGGTCGCGAAGCTTGCTGACAATCCTTATATGAATGGGATGATCGACAGTGTCGGTCGTGACGTTTCCAGAAACTTGTACGAGAACCAGATGCCGGGCATTGCTGCATCGTCTGCTGGCGCGGGTCAGACAGGCTCAAGTAGGCGCGGTGCGGCAGAGGCTATTGCGGCCAGGGGTGCGGCTGATCGGCTAGCAGATGCGTCTGCTACGCTGCGAGGTGGTGCTTATAACCGCGCTCTAGGGTTGGGGGCTGACATTGCATCCCAGAACGCTAGGCTACGGTTTGACAATCGCGGCCAGGGGTTAGACGCTGCGCAGCAGATCAGGGGCATGGCACAGGAAGGTGTTGGCATGGTCCAGAGCGGTGGCGACATGCGGCGTCAGGGTTACAGTGACGCGCTGATGGCTGGTGATCGACTTCAGGCGCAGGACCAGGCAGAGGTAGACGCGCTGATGGCGCAGCACATGCTCGATCAGGAGCTACCTTACGACCAGGCTCAGGCTGGGTTTAATGCGCTGATGGATCCAGCGGTTGAGTTTGGAGAAAGAAATAACGAACTGGTCGAGGAGTGGGACGGGGCGCCTGATATCCTGACCGCTATCCTGACCGGCGGTGGTGGTGGCAATGGCGGTGGCAATGGTGGCGGCAATGGCGGCGGCGGTGGCGGCGGGCTACTCGGTACAATCCTTGGCGGGGCCGGTGATTGGATTGGCGACACTATTGGTGACGGGCCTGGTGGCTCAACAACAGGCGTTCTCGACCAAGTAGGCGGCTGGCTGGGTGACCTGATAGGTATTGGTGGCGGTGGGTCTGAGCAGCAAAACGAGAGCGTTGTCAGAGAAAATCAGGCGGCTGTCGAGGCAGCTGGGTTCCCTGCTGGATCTCCCGGTTTCATGAATATCATGAGGGCAGTGATTGGTGGTGCTTCGATTGCGGAGGCTATCAACCGTGAACGTGGCGGCGGCGGCGGGGCGGTGCCTGACCCTAACAATCCTGGTGGCACTCCGGTCCCTGAAGGCAACACCAATACTGGAGGTGACGACACAAGCCAAGCGATAGCGGATTTGATCGCTCAAGGCATGACAATGGACCAGGCGCTTGAGAGTCTAGGTTTGAGCAACCCAGACACTGGAAGCGTTGTGGACACTGAGATCCCAGGGGGAACCTCTGCCCGTGTTCCTGAAGGGACTACCAGCGCCGAGCCGGTGACGGGTAACCCCGATGACCCATCGTTGTCTGACCTTGAGGCTGCACTTGAGAATTCAGGGCTGACACCAGAACAGATCCAGCAAATCATGGATATCAACGCTGGAACCTCCTCCGATAGTGGTCAACAAGGGGGCGGTCAACAAGGCGGTGAGCAGACCAGCTCCGACCTAGTAATCCCAGGAATCGGGGGTGGCAATATTGTTGACGGCACTTACTACGACCCGACACAGAATTTACCTCTGGGCGGGGGGGTGCTAACCCCAGGCTATCGTATACCGCGTAATCCCATAGATCCAAGCACCCTGAAC